AAAGAGGAAGACTTCGCTCCATCGGGCAGGGTTGACTTCCATCCGCACAGACAGGGGCGGAGGCAGCGCGCCGAATGGCAGCGCAGCGGACACCGCATCCAGATACGAGGAGTCGGTCATGTCCGTCAGCCACGCGGGCGGGGGAATGATGCCGGGGATGGACTGGGGCATGGTGGCTGATCCTTATGCCGGGGGCTGGCCGAGGACAACAGAGGCCGTCAGCGTCTTGCCTCCCGCGGAAGGTGTGACCAGAACATTCACTGTCTCACCCCCGGTGGCGGTCCCCGTGAGGTCCCGAGTCCGCAGGGATCCGTCGTATTCAGCACCCGGAGTGTATTCATCCAGAGAAAATCCCGCGCCCGGGGGATACACCCCAACAGGAATGGGGACACCCGGGTCTCCCCAATAAATGTCGTATTGGGTGCCGGGAGGCCCTCCGCCGATTTGCAGCACCAGACTATCCCACTTCATGGGATGAGCCATCATCTTGATGAAAACCGGGGGATAGACTTCTCCGAACGGCAGGGCGGCCAACACTCCATCGAGATACGAGGGGTCGGTCATGTCCGTCAGCCACGCGGGCGGGGGGATGATGCCGGGGATAGACTGGGACATAGGCTCGTCTCCGAACAGCGAGAGGTCCCCCCGGCGAGTTGCCCCGCCGGGGGAAGTTGATCACCACGCCACGCCGGTCACGGTGAAGACCGCACCCTGGCGACGCTGCGCCCAGGTCAGATCCCAGAGCAGCCGGAGCGCGATGCTCGCCGTCTGGAACATGCTGCGGACCGGATTGGCGATATCCGTGACCGCCGTCGCGCCCGCTGCGCCCGTGCCAGCCACGACGATCTGCTTCGGCGCCGTGTCCTCCATGTGGAGCGTGGCCTGCTCGGACACGTCCATCTGCGGCATGGAGTCGTAGGCCGTCGCGAGCTCCGCGGCGTCCACGAGGAACACGACACCCGCCGGAACGGTCGTCGAGGTCAGCACGGGAATGCCGAGCAGCCGGTTGTTCGCGAGCTCGTCGCGGAACATGAAGGTCCCCGCCGCATTGGTCACGAGCGACAGCGACATGATGCGCTGCTTGTTCATGATCCACACGAGGTTGCGACCCATGTTGCCCGACGTCATCGCCGAGATCGCCTCGCGGAGATCCGTGATGATGTTCGCCAGCGTCGTGCCCGAGGAGGCGACGGTGTTCGAGCCCGCGAGGTTCTGCAAGCCCGCCGGGCGGATACCGGCGACGGCAGCGGTCGCATCGAGGAACAGCGTGTCCAGCGTCTCCCGGGTGTCCTGCACCATCGCGTCGCGCAGCAGCGGCTCGATCTGCGGATCGGACATCGCGGCGATCTCGCGCGTGAAGGTCGTGATCACGCCGAGCTTGTGCGGCTCGAGCGGCGTGCTCAGCAGACCCATCTTGCGGACGGGAATCGGAGCGCCTTCGCCGACGAACGAACCCGCGAGGGTCCCCCCGGCAGGGTCGCGGCCGGGCAGCTTGATCTTGCCGCGCCCGAAGGTGAACTGGCCCATCGGCACACGGAAGAAGATGCTGTCGGGACGCAGCACGTCCACGAAACCGCCGACGGTCTCGCCGACGAGCTCCGCCGCCCAGCCCTGGACGCCGGTCATGGCCGGGTCGACCGCCGCCTTGACGATGGCCTCCAGGTCCTTCGGCGCGTTCCAGTTGGAGCGCAGGATATCGTCGACGCTGCGGCGTTCGAAGAACGAGCGCAGGTGGACGGTCGCGGCGCGGAACATCAGAGTCGCCGGATCGGTCGTGCCGCGCGACTGGATGCTGGCCGGAGCCGCCGGGGTCGTCCGTGCGCCCGCCGGAGCGGCGGAGGCAGCGAGGGCCCGCTGCGCCGACTGGAGCTGGCCGAGCAGCTTCGTCGTCGCCTCGAGTTCCGTCGTGCGTTCGGTGAGCTCGATCAGCTGTTCGTCGGTGGCGTTGTCGATCGCGGCCAGTTCGGTGATCTTGTCGCGGAGGTCGGCAGCCTTGGCCTCTGCCGCCGCGATGCGTTCTGCGAGATTCATGCTCTTGGTTCCCTTGTGGGAGGTGGAAGTGGTCGGTGCGGCAGTCGGCCGATCGGCCATCCGCTTGGTCAGATCATCAGTGCCGGGCGGGCAGAAGATCTTGTCCAAAGTGGACGACCGCAGTCCCTTCGCGCGGGCCGTGGCCAGGGCTTCCTGGTTCGCGGGCACCGTGACGACGGAAATCTCGAGGAGCTCCTGCTTCAGGAACCGATATCCCCCCGTGGGCTCGCCCTTCGCATTGAGGAGCGGCTCATACTTGAGGGGACGGAAGCCGACACTGACGGCGCGCAGGATGCGCTGCTCGATCAGCGACCGAAGCGTGTCGATCAGGGTGGAGGTCCCCTGCGCCGCGAGCTTCAGCTTCGCGACCAGCTTTCCGCCGTCCACCTTGATGTTTTCCCAGATGCCCACGGGCTGATCATGGTTGTGCATCCAGAGGGCGATGGGGTTCTTCCGGAAATCCGAAAGGACCCAGCCGTCCTGTTGGATGACGTCGCCGTAGCGATCGACGCTGTCGGTCGATGCCACGAACACGAAGGGATCGGCTGCGTCCTGGAGGGCGCGGATGAAGACTGTGTTCATGCTTTGCATGATAGCACGGATGTTGTCCCCCTGACAAGCCCTATATTATGGCGATCGGAAGTTCTCCAGACACGTCTGGGTCCAGGAGTTCTTTCACGCGAAAGCCCATCGCGAGCGCCACGAAGCCGTCAATCCTGGCGGTGCTTGAGGATTTGTCAAACTTCCGATTTCCCGCAGGGTCTCGCACCACCTTGACATTCATGGCGTTCCACTTCAGGACTGGGTGATCGTCGTGACGCATGGTGACGTTGAGCAAGGCGTTCTCAATAGACTCAACCATGAGCGAGCCATCCTTGAAGCCCTGCCCTATGGGCAGCATGGGTATATCCACGCCATACTCGTCAAACCAAGTCTTAAGCACGTCTATCCGCCACCGATCAAAGCCGATGGCCCTGATGTTGTAGAGCGCAGACAGTTCGGCGATGCGCTGAGTCACAAAGCGGAAATCCACCGCCTGCCCTGGGGCCTCCTCGAGATAGCCCAGCGCGGCCCACTGTTCGTAGGGAACCTTATCTCGAATGGTTCGCTCCTTCATGGAGTCCTTCGGTGTCCAGAAGAAGGGAATGACCTCATGCGGTGGGTCATCGAAGACCAACACCAGCGAGGTCAGGTCCACCTTGGAGGAGAGGTCCAGCCCTGCGGTGCAGGAACGACCCTCCAGCGCATCATAGTCGATCTCCCCCGCGCAGCGCGCCCAGGTGACCTCGTCTACGAAGGTGGCCGTCTGCGACACCCGCTGGTTGAGATACAGGTTACGGAAAGAATTCATCATGGTAGGCAGCATACGAGCGCGACTCGCGTATTGGCGCATCTCGTTGAGGCTGCGGAAGTCTCCCAGCGCCGGATTCGCCATCGCCCACTTGGACTCGTCAAAGGGGTCCGCGTTCATGGGCACCGAATACTCAGTCAGGTGAAACGTGGGGTCTCGAATCTCCCCCTTGTGGACCTGCCGCCCGTAGTCCACAAGTTCGCTGAGAACGGCTGCATCCTCAGCCGCTTGCGTGCTGATCACGAGAGCCAGGGGCTCCTTCTGGGCGCCCATGCTCGTGGTCATGACGTCGAAGAGAGCGCGGTCCAGGCCGAACTGCGAGAACTCGTCGAACAGGACGAAGTTCGGGTTGAGGCCGTGCTTGGAGCGCGACTCGCTGGACAGCGCGCGGAACACGCTGTTCGACAGATTACAGGCCGCCTTCTTGGTGGACTCCGTCAGCGTGATGCGCCCGGACAGGTCTGCGTCTTGCATGACCATGCTCTGGAACGCGCGGTAGGCGAGCGCCGCCTGACCAACCTCGAATGCGACGCTGAATAGCTGACCGTTCCAGATCGCGCAAGGACCGGTCAGGTGGCCGAGAATCAATCCCCCCGCAAGGCTGGTCTTGCCGTTCTTGCGGGCCATCGTCCAGATCGCCTGCCGGACAGCCCGGACGACCTCGTTCTTCTCGCTGAGGATCGTCGGCCCATAGACCTGGCGAATCATGGTCTTCTGCCAGTCGCGGAGCTCGATCAGCTTACCAGCGTCTGGGCCATCCGGAACCTTGAGGGTCTCGATGAATGCGATCATCTTCTCCTCGATAGGCATCTTCTCCGGAACACGCTCCTTCTTCGCCTGCGCGAACACCCGCGTCTGCTTTTCTGGCTCGACGTTGATGGTCTTGGCTGCCAATCCCAAGACATCGCCGAGGTTGGAGTGGGCTTTCGGCTTGGGTGTGGCAGTGAATGGCAGGAATGCCGAATCCGGCTTCTTCGTTCGCTTGATCTTAATAGCCGACATAGATCAACCCCGCTCGTGCATTGGCCCCACTCTTTCCGGCTTCCTTGGCTCGTTTGGTCTGCGCCGCCACTCTTGCCTCGCCGGTGGCGCGAGTGGTGCGGCTGATCAGGGAAGTCGTGTGGAAGGAGAGTTGTCTCTCGAGGCGAGTGGCGATCCGCATCAGGCGATCCCACATATTCAGCGAGACAATGTCGTCCGGGTCTGCCTCGTAGAGATCACTGTAGTGCATCATCTTTTCGACAGCGCGGACATACTGGATCAAGACCGGAATATGTCGCGCCCGGAAGAACTCCAGGGGCACGTCGCTGAGGCACGCAATCCACAGGTTGGTCTGCGTGCTGGTGAGGAACGAAGGTGGTGGAAAGCTCGTGATTGCCGGAACGTCCAGGGCCGCGATGCCCCTGGTGGACTGGCGAATCATTGAGCCTCGGTTGGGAGCATTTTGTCCCGACTGCTCGGAACGGTCCATTTCAATGACCTCCTCTTACGAATCGGGCCCTGGCAGATTTCCCCGTCTGCCGAGCCTTCAGGATTTCAACAGGCTTCCGCGGATCATAGGTGGTTCCATCCGGGTTGATGGTCATCCGCGTATCCAACCCCCCGCGATACTCCTTGGCGCTCTTGGCGTCGTGGCAGTTCTTGCAGAGAGGCTGAAGGTTGGAATCTTCATGCGTCCCACCACGCGCTCTCGGGACGATGTGATCCACGGTCGTGGCCGGAGTCTCGTAGCCGAGTTCGGCGCAGGATCTGCAGAGCGGCTCCCTTGACAACAACTCTTTTCGGCGTGAACGCCACTCGGGGTCGCTCTTTAGCAAGTGTGGGATTCTGCGATTGTAGGTTGACATAGGCTCCCGTCCATTTCATGAAGAGCATCGGCAGGTGACGGACAGCGTAGCAGGGCTCGGCCAGACATCCTTCCTTGGCGCACCGGCGAACGCTCTCGGCTCTCACGCACCAGAACTGCTCGGGATTTCGGCTGTTCCAGGCCAGAAGGTTGACGATCCCCCCTCTAGCGGCGTGATCCTCGATCCAGTTTGTCTGTTCCGGCCGAACAGAGATGCGGGCGTTCGGTCCCTCGGCTATCTTGAGCTCTGCCCAGGCGTGGAAGTTGTCCTCTCCGCGGAGCAGCACGTCTGGCCATCCTTCGTCGATCGCGTTCTCCACCCTGCCGGGGACAAGCCCGGCAGACAACGCCGCTTTCCTGATTTTCTGGTAGAATCCCTTTTCGTCCATCCCTAAAGCATGGCACATGTCAGCTTCTTGAGACAAGGATCGATCCAAAGAGCATTTAGCACCCGTTTTAGACATGCGCGGCGTGCATAGCAGCCTTGCGCGCCCGGCATGGGTCCATTTTGGTCTTTATGCTAGGTTAGCACCCTGGCAATGGGGCCAGATAAGGAGTTCTCAGCCATGCCATCCAATCGCAACCTCCACCGCTCCCCCGTGCAGCGCGCACTCCGCATGTCGCGGGGATATGTTGCAGATCTTGCCCGCCACGGGCAGACGCGGCTCCAGATCATGGAAAGCTTGTCCGCCGCGCTGATGCAGCGAAAGGACCTCACCCCCCTCGCGCGGATCCAGGTGTTCCTGGCAGCGATCAAGGATTGTCCCCGCAAGGGCATTCCGGACCAGATGGAAGAAAACGTTCACATGCAGGCAGGGAGGTTTTAATCGTGGAGACCATTTCCTTCATCCTCACCGCGCTGATCATGGTGCTGTTTGGAATCGTCTGGGTGATTCTCGCCCTCTGGTGGATCATCATTCCGGTGATCGTCGTCATTCTTCTGGTGCAGATTCGTCGCGCCGTTGGGAGGTCTTAGTCATGGTAGCCTACCTCATGTCCAAGGAAAATCGCAAGCGCAAGCGCATCGTCTATCACAAGGCGCTGCGCGCGATGGCCACCTTCAACGAGTGCATCCGCGAAATGCGAGAGATCTCGAAAGATCTGGCTGAGGACTACGGCACCGTCAGCCGCACGGCCAAGCGATCGGCCCTGCACGTTTGCGAGGATCTTCACCTGATCGAGGAGGCCCCCCTGCGGGCCTTCTGCGACCTGCCGGAGGAATTGTGATGACCTGGGCCCTGATTCTTGGCGTGCTGATCTTAGCCATCCTGGTGATGGTTCGTCGCGAGCCGAGTCTGCCGTCTGCCTCTCCCGACCCGCTTGACTTGCTGCCGAAAAAGGTGAATCCGCAATGGGGTTCTCGGAATATCCCCCGAGTAGTCTACGAGTCGGACAATCCCCCCGCCAGGGCTAAGGCGAAGCGTGACGGAGACCCCAATCACTGGATCAACCGCTTCAACGCGGCCTCCCACTTCCGCTATTGGAGCGTCAGCGGTCACCCTCACTACTTCGTGCGGACAGGGACGATCCGGAAGAATCACCGGAATCAGTGGGTGATGCCAGTTCGTCGCGTCCTGACCCAGGAATCGTTCCTGATGCCCGTCCGGGCACTGGACATCTGCTCGGCGGAGGAGGCCGCCAAAGACTACGACACAAACGATGCCCGCAACGGCATCCCAGACGTGTGCCAGGGCGCAAAATGACCCTGGCGTCTACTTGCAATCAGCATGGGGTATGCTAGGTTAGCCCATGGCCAATGGGGGCCATGATTCCACAAGGGAACTCGGTTATGACGAAGCTTGATACTCAGTCCGCCCTGGTCGCCGCAAACCAGATTCGGGAACAGATGATCACCGCAGGCTTGCGGTTGTCCAAGCGGCTCACCCAGGCTCGGGACAACAACCTGTCCAACGTGAAGATCGCCGTGCTGAAGTCCGGCGGCATGGCGCTGATCGCCGATGCGGCGGGCAAGCTCCGGTTGTCGTCGGTGGATGACAGCCGGGTGCTGCTCGGCGACCCGGAGGCCTTGGAGCTCTGGAATAGCAAGGCGCCGGACCTGGAGGTTCGCGCGATGCGGCTGGAGGACGCCCTGGTGCAGGAACAGTCCAAGGTCTGGCAGCTTCTGCAGCTCGTGCAGGAGTGCATCGAGATCCTCGAGAACATACAGTGATCAACAGGGCCGGGGCATCCCCCCGGCCCACTCACCACCAAGGAGAATCCATCATGGAAAACCGACGCCAAGAGCTTCTGGACTACATCGGCGTGAAGACAGCAGACTCCAGGTATGACGTCATGCCACAGTGGCGATTCGTGTGCGCGAATCTTTCGAGTGAAGATGTGGCCGCCGTCTTTTCCCTTTCCCTGGCGGACCGAGAGGCCCTGCTGTTCGGCGACTCCGATGACCTGTTCCCCGGCCTGTGGGATCGGATCACCGATCTTTGGACTCAAGAAGACGAACGCCTCGAGAAGGAGGGCTGAGCCGTGACCAAGAATCGCCAGACGTTTGAAGAGTGGAAGCAGGAAGTGAACGACATCCTCCTCCACCGCCTCGGCATTGACGCCGACGACCTGCCCGACTATCCCTATCGTCGCGACTACGAGGACGGAGCCACCCCCCGTCAGGTGGCTGCCCGCACCGTGAAGGCCGCCAAGAGGGAGTTCGGGATGTGACTCCGGTTCGCAAGACATTCGCGTGGCGGGAAGATGCCATTGAGTGGATCAAGGCGAAAGGCTTCCGCTACGTGAATCAGTTCGGGTGGGTTCACCCCGAGCATGGTCTGTGCGCGATCGTGGAATTCACGGGTGGCATCCGCCGCCCGTGGGTTCTTACGACCTACAGATCCGCCGTCCCCACCGTCCAGAAGGATGCCCCGTGATGCGACTTTCCTATGAGACCAAGGTCCGCAACCTGATGGACCACTGGTTCGAGAAATCCCCCCTGCGGAATCAGTGGCTCAAGTTGTCCCCGTTCCACATCTACTTCCGCAAGGGGCCGCTGAATATCTACGGTGTTCACTATCCCCGCACCGTCACCATGGCCAACGTCACCTCCTCCCCGGAGGTTCGTCGGTCCGGGCGGTTCAAGTTCTTTCTTCAGTGGATGGAGGCGCGGCTGGAGAAAGACTTGGATGCGATCATGGTGGAGAACGTATTCTCCCCCCGGCTGGTGTCTATCCTCGAGAACCACGGCTGGCATCCGTGCGGTGGGGACGACGGTTTCGTGAGCTTCTACAAGGAGAAGGTGCGGTGAAGAAGGTTGTTAGGAAGATGAAGATCCATCGGGTCCAGCTTCGTGGGTCGGAGTTCGTCTACTTGGCCGACGGAACGATGTTCAATTCGCCGGGCGGTCTCTATGATGCTGCTCGCCATTTGATCGCAGAGGGGGCGCACCCCAAGGATCGCCTGGAGGCATGGCGTGGGGACATGCTCTGCCTCAGCAGCACCGTGGAG